AAGGGAAGCGGCCGGGGAGCGGGGAAATCGGGGAGCTTCCGGGCCGTGGATAGGGACTATGCCTGCCCGGCCTGCGGTGGAAGCCTCTTTGCCCGCCGCTACCTTGATATGACGGTCCTCAACCGGAGTAACGATTTGGTATGGGGCCTCCTAGGAGCCAACACGGTCCATTTCTCCTTTCTCCAGGAGTATTTGGCGGGCCTCCTCCGGCTAGAGGTAGGAACCTATCATCAGGTAACTAACAACCTCCACGTCTACACGGAGAAGCATTGGAAGCCGGATCTATGGCTGAGATGGGGAGATCCAGTGGTGTACTCGGACAAGAGCTATCCGGATACCGTGATGGCGGAGGATACTCCGCTATTGGTTGACCCCAGTCTAACGGATGAAACCTTTGAGAAGGAGGTCCAGGCCTACGTGGAGGGCGGCTACGACGACCGGCCGCTGAAGCCGTGGTGGCGGGGGAGCTTCTTCCAGGACGTAGCCTATCCAATGCGCATGGCCTTCTTCTATCACAAAAGTAGGAACTACAGCCAAGCGGCGGATTGGTGTAATCGGATCAAGGCCCCGGATTGGGGGCGGGCCGCTACAGAATGGATAGGAAGGAGGGAACATGGCTACCGCGAACGAGAGACAAGTGGGCGGAAAACATTACAAGAAGATGGGAATTGAGCATTGGGATTTCGTATTAGCCAACGACATTCCGTACATGGAGGCCCAGGTTATAAAGTACATATCCCGGTGGCGGGACAAGAATGGAATGGAAGATCTCTACAAGGCGGAGCACTTTCTCAAGAAGCTAATTGAATGGGAGCGCAATAAGGTCCGTAACAAAAGGAGGCGGAAGTATGTTAAGCGGGGAACTAAGGGAGTCCATAGGATTGGACGACCTCTTCACAAAGGTAAGGGAGCTAATCAGGAGCAAGGCCCATCATCAACGGGGCTTTAAGATCACGGACTGTACGGCGGTAATGACGGCCGGTCATATGGTCTCGGAGGCCGCTGAAGTCCTGGACGCTATTGTCCTCCACGATCATCTCAGCAAGGTCCGGGATGAGCTAGGAGATACGCTGGCCTGTCTAGTCCATTTGTGTACGCGGCTAGGTATCTCCCCGGAGGATCTAGTGACCTCCGCAATTAACAAGCTGAATCAGCGGTTCATCTTCCGGTTGGATAGTCCGTCTAACGCGGACCTAGGAGGGGAGGGATGAAATGCCTAAGGTAGCTGAATGGCCCAAGGGACTCAAGGCTTTCGTATTCCACGGATTGGAGGTTGACTGGGAGCCGGGCCGGGAGCAGGCCACGGCTGATTGCCCCTTCTGCGGCAAGGAGGGGAAGTTCAGTATCAACGCCACTAGCTCTGAATGGCATTGCTGGAGTTGTACGCTCAAGGGTAACAACTATGGATTCATCCGGCAGCTATGGGAGATCTCCGACAAGCTCACGGAGGACTATGAGGAGCTAGCCGCTCACCGGCGGCTTCTCTTCCCGGAGACTCTAATGCATTGGGGAGTCTGCCGGAGTATCATTAACCGGGGGTGGCTAGTCCCCGGCTTCTCTCCGGACGGAAAACTCAACCAGCTATACCGCTACATAGGCAAAACGCTAGTGCCTACTCCGGACATGTCCCATCAACTCTTCTATCCCAAGACCTTTGATAAGACAAAGAGGCTAGTGTATACGGCGGAGGGGCCTTGGGACGGGATGGCCTTGTGGGAGATCCTACGCTGCTCCAAGTTTGATACGGAGGACTCTCTAGGCACTCTCACGCCAACGGCTAATGAGGGCTCCTCCCTATTAGCGGCGGCTAGCGTGATCGCCGTACCGGGCTGTAACGTGTTTCACGAGCGTTGGGCGGATCTCTTGGAAGGAAAGATCATAGCCCTCATGTATGATAGTGACCACCCACGGCCCAAGGGGAGTATTGTGGTGCCTCCGGCCGGATGGGAGGGCATGAAGCGGGTGACCGGGATACTATGCCGGGCGGAGAGCCCTCCTAGTGAGATCCATTGCCTGAGCTGGGGAGAGAAAGGCTACAACCCGGATCTACCTACGGGGCACGATGTCCGGGATCATCTCAGCGTAGGAACCACGCTCAAGGAGCGGGTCAAGCTGTTAGAGGATCTACGGCGGCTGATCCAGCCTGTACCTCCGGAATGGATAGCCGGGAAGTCTAGTGATAGCCGGAAAGGGGAGCCGGAGATAGCTCTGCTCCCGTGTAATGACTGGAAGACACTAATCACCGCCTGGAGGAAGGCGATGAAATGGACTACCGGGCTAGACAGGGCCTTGAGCTTCATGCTCTCCATAATCGTGTCTACCAAGGCAATGGGAGATCAGCTATGGGGGAAGGTCATAGGCCCGCCCTCTTGCGGCAAGAGCGTATTGTGTGAAGCTATCTCCGTCCACCGCAAGTACGTGACGGCCAAGTCTACTATCCGGGGCTTCCATAGCGGCTACAAGACAGACCGGGACGGGGATGAGGACAATTCCCTTATCCCGCTTATCAAAGGCAAGACGTTAGTGACCAAGGACGGGGATACCCTCCTTCAAAGCCCCAATCTGGCCCAGACGTTGAGCGAGGCCAGGGATCTATACGACTCCACGGCCCGGACGCATTACCGGAACAAGACCGGCCGGGACTATGAGGGAGTACGGATGACTTGGATACTGTGCGGGACGGAGGCCCTACGGAGCATAGATAGCTCTGAGCTAGGCGAACGGTTCCTTGACTGCGTCATTGTAGAGGACATGGAGGAGGAGCTAGAACGGGAGATTGGACTGCGGGTTGCCTTCCGGGCTGCTATGCAAATGAGCCTGGTGTCGGACGGCACGCCGGAGTCCCAGGAAGGCCCGGAGATGACCGTGGCAAAGCAGCTAACGGGCGGCTACATAGACTACCTCCGGCTGAACGCGGATAGGCTGCTGTGTAAGATCACCTATAGTGAGGAGGCTATCAACTACATTAGGGCCTTGGGGGAGTTTGTGAGCTTTGCCCGGACGCGGCCTAGCCGCCGTCAGGATGAGAAGGTACAGCGTGAGCTTAGTTTCCGCCTTAGCAGCCAGCTAGTACGCCTAGCCGTGTGTACGGCTGCGGTCCTAGGAGAACCGGAGATCAACAAGACGGTGCTAAGTAGGGTATACTCAATAGCCATGGATACCGCACGCGGGCATACCCTAGACATCCTCCATATCCTCTTTAAGCGGGGAGACGTTGGCATAACGCTGAAGAGGCTCTCTAGCCTTACCCACGACCCAGAGGAGCGGCGGAGTGATTACCTCCGCTTCCTACGCAAGCTAGGAGTTGCTATGGCCTTCGAGCCCTCTGACCCGAAGATGGGTAAGGTGACTCGCTGGAAGCTAACGCCTAGGCTCACCGGCCTCTATAATGAGGTACACTTTAATTCCTTGATGGAGGTCTAATGCCGTTCCCCGCCACTACTCCCGTTGCTACCGCCGGAAACAGAGAGGCTTGGCTAACGGATCTATCCCGCCTGGTCGAGCCCTTCTTCAGGGGCTTCCATTTCCCTCCCTACCGGATCACCTGCGGATGGCCGGTGGTCGGCGGCTTCTCTCCTAGGCGGAGGAGGATAGGAGAGAGCCACGGGCCGCGTGCGTCCAAGTCCGGACACTATGAGGTCTTTATCAGCCCGCTGCTAGACACTCCGGAGTCCGTAGCAGGGACGGTATCTCACGAGCTATGCCACGTCATGGCGGGCATTGAGGCGGCTCACGGAAGGAAGTTTGTGAAGATCTGTAAGCTCATCGGACTCACCAAGGGCTCTCCTACCTCCGCCAGGCCGGGGGAGCGGCTAGCGGAGAGCCTACGGAAACTCACGGACCGGCTAGGGCCTTATCCGCACTCAGCCATAATCGGAATCCCGCGTAAGGTCCGGCCTCCCGCCATGACGGGGATCGTCTGCACTAAATGCGGGTGTAAGGCCATAATGAGTTTTAAGTGGCTAGAGGCGGCGGGCTTCCCTGCGTGTGCCTGCGGTGGGATGTTTACTCTGAAGGAGGAGGGGGAGGACTAGGAGCCGGAGGACCGGGGCGCACGGGCTGGACGGGCTGCACTCTCTCCCGGTTCTCTTCTCTATCCTCCTTCCTTTTATCTCTTGTTCCTAAAGGAAAAAGAAAGAAAAGGGTATCCCGTGTACGTAGTATAATCTATTTTTGTTTCTTTCTTCGGTGGGGAGACGGGAAACCAATAAATATTTTGTATGGTGAACGGACGGGGGCGGCGGCTCTCTACCTCCCCCGCTCTTCCTATCACGAGTACGGAGCTAGCAGCTAACGATCGTAGAGGCCGGGTGAAAGCTCTGGCTCTGCTTTTAGGATTAGACAATCTATGCCAAAACCAAAACAATCCAAGTTGAATAATGCCCACTTGATGTTATTGGCTGTTCAGAAGCGGGCCGTGGTTGAGCTTTACTTTGCTGGCTATAACCAATCAGAGATAGCTCCCCGTGTAAATGTGTCCCAGCCAAGGGTAAGCCAGATCCTCCGGGAGGTAAAGGCGGAATGGGCCAAGACAGATCTGGCGCAGATAGATGAGCATATCAAGAGGGAGCTAGCCCGCGTTGATAATCACTACGCCATGGCGTATGAGGCTTGGCTGAAGAGTTGTAAGGACGGGGAGACAGCTCATAGGGAGGTTGAGAAGGCCCTCCGGATTGTCCGGGCGGAGGACCGTGACCGGGGTGAGAAGGCTTTGAAGGCTCTAATCCCGGTGAAGGTGATAGAACGTCTAATCAAAAGAGGATGTTCGGGTGATCCTGGAAGCTATTGGGGCTTATCAAGACGGAGAAGGAAAGCGGCGGTAACACGTACATCAATCTTGCTCCGGGAGAATGGGACCGGCTAGCGGGAGGGACCCAGCCAAAGAAGATAGGTATAGTAGAGGCAGATACGGACGATGAACTAGAGCGGCGGATAGCGGAGGCCGGGGCTCCTATCCAGCCGGGATCTAACGGAGAGCACGTAAATGGAGAACCTAGGAAACCTGAGACGCCCAATCCTCCGGATTCCAATGAGGTCTAGTGAGCACGTGGCCACGCTATTAGGTCAGATGGGGCCGGAGCTAGACAAGCTGGCGGACGATACGCGGGGCCGCTTGCCTTGGCTTCCTCCGGAATACCGCTGGAGCCTAGATCTTCAAATCCGACCTAGTGGAGAGATAGTGAGCACGCCGGAGGGTGACCGCTTTGTAATGGAAGTAGGCTGGTGGCCACGTATGGTCCGGAGAGAGCCGGAGTCCGTTCTAGTAGGAGTAGGAGCCTAGGCTTATGATGCTACGGATGAAGAGCCGCTATGAATTCCCGGACATACGGGAGATCCTTCTAGCCCGTGACTCCCTGGTTGCCAACGGATGCTACGGACCTTTCCAGTTGTGGTGCCCCCGGTCCTTCTGGGCGGAAAACAATCTAGATTCTGACTACATCCCGGCCGGTTGTAATCCGTCCATCCACATGGCCACCTACACGGTCCGGCGGAGGATAGAGAGCATTGATCTCTTGGAGAAGATAGTCCACGTAGACAACATGCGGGATCACCGCTTGCTACTTCTTTCTCCAGGAAGTCATATGGCGGTGGAGATAGTATGTAACGCATCTATGAGTAGGCAGCGAGAGAAAGGGGACAAGACATGACCGTAACGGTTGAGAGGGCGGTGGGCTATAGCCGCCAGCTAGAGAAGCAGGCTATTGATGAAGCCTTCCGGATGGCCTTGATAGAAGCTTATTTGGGCCTCCGGGATGACGTGGGATTGTGGGATCTATTGAACGGCAAGGGAACGGAGCCGGGGAAAGGAGATCACATGGGGAAGGCACGCATGGAAGTCCGGCATATCTTCGATCAGCGGGTGGTGGCGGCCCGGATGGCCCGTGATATCGCTCTGTCCTGTCTAGGCGGGGAGGCCGCGTGATGGACGTAACACTCAAGCCTCCGGTAGAGATCACTGTCTATGAGCAGTGCCAGGCGCAGACGCGGCCGGATCACAAACTATACTTTGGGCCGCTGTCTCATCCACGCTGTGAGCGGCCGGTGACCCATATGGTTGAATGGGGGCCTCTCCAGGTCAGGGTATGTGAGGAGCACGCCCGCTTTTGCGTCAACAACCGCTCTGAGGTCTTATTTGACTTCTCCGGCCCGATAGAGCAAACCAATATTAACGTAGACTGGAAGAAGGATAGGGATTAGTCATGAGTACACGGACACGGATAAAGGGGCGGCGGTGGTTTGATATGAAGCGGCCTCCGCTTCCGCCGCCGGGGTCAGAGTATTTTGACTACGTGACCCCGTGGACTCCTCCGCCGGACTTTGATTTTGACAACCCTGTAGTCCGCATTGATATTCCGGTCCTCCGGCCCATGGAGTTCATTCATTATTACGGAGGGTCACCGTAATGGGGGCTTTTTGTAGTGGCGTGCTAGTGACCTTGGTAGTGGCCGGTGTAGCGGCCTTGGCTTGGTATGAGTACCGGGAGCTAAAGAAGGACATGAAGGACACTGAACGCTATGGCTGACTCCTATCCGGCGGATCTTCTCTACCGGAAGGAGCCCGTGTGTCCGTTTGAGCTGAAGAGGCTTCTATGGCCGGACATCATTTTCTACAATAAGCAAAAGGCCATCATCCGCTCCGTCCAGGACAACGATGAGACCATGGTGGTAGCGGGGAACATGCTGGGGAAGGACTACATATGCGGCTTCATTGCGCTGTGGTTCTTTCTCTCCAGAGATCCGGTCCATGTGGTAACCACTAGTGTAGACTTCGACCAGCTACGGAATGTACTGTGGGGGGAGATCAATAGCTTCATCCAACATAGTAAGTATCCGCTGACGCGGGAGAAGGGCGGGCCGCTGGTTGTTAACTTCCTCCACGTCCGCAAGTTCATCCACGGGGCTATCTGCCCCAAGTCTTACCTGATTGGGCGGACCTGTGAGCGGCCCGCCGGCATGTTAGGTCACCACCTGGACCGCACGGACGGAATCCCGCGTTGTCTCTACATAGCGGATGAGTGCTCCGCTATCCGGGATGAGATAGATGACGCGGCGGATAGATGGGCTCACCGCAAGCTCCTTGTAGGTAATCCGTTCCCATGTAACAATTTCTTCTTCCGGGGAATCAAGGGCGGTGACGTTGTAGCCGCCTAAAGGAGGATTTATGGACGCTGAGAAAACTCAGGAAGATCTGGGACCGGCTCCACGGCTGGGACCGCAGCCATACAAGTATTTTGTCCATACCTTTACGGCCACCAGTCTAGCTGATCTTCAGACGGTACTCAACGCGGACGGAGCCCTTGGCTGGTACTTAGTGCAAATCAGGTTCCTCCAGGACAATCAGTATATAGCTGTCTATTACCAAGATGCTTAACTGAACGGAGGTTTTATATGGGATGTCCTGTGTGCGGATATGACTGGAACAAGGCTCCTTCCCGGCCGGACTTTAAGTGCCCGCGTTGTGGGATAGAGGCCCACGAGATCCTCCGGGAGAACAACCGTTATTGTGATGTGCTAACCGGACGGGCTTACTTCACGGCTTGGTGTAAGGCAGAGCACTTCGCCCGTGGATCACATATCCGGGCCTTTGACGGATGTAAAGCATTGGGAGGAGGAATTGTAGTGCCGCAAGGGACGTTGCCGGCCCTCACTCCAACGGAAGTCCGGGAGATGGAGGAGCTACGGATGGACCGCTGGAAGGAGGTAGGTGACGCGGTGAAGAAGGCGGCGCACCGCTCCGTGACCTTGACGCCTAACAAGTCTTGGTCTCCTCCGGCCGTGAAAGAGGAGGAGCCGCTGAACCCGTTTGATCCCGATGCGCCCAAGACGGAGAAGGAGTGAGCCTTGCCTATCCAGTGGATTAAGCACAATATGACCAGTTCAATCCATCCACCTATCAACACGGACTCTATTATGCTGATGCGGGCTCTTGCCCGGCTAGCGGGGATAAGGGAGGGAGCCTCACGCAAGATGGTCCTTGTCCTGGACGTGGATGACGTGCCCCGGCTCTACCTTGAGAATTTTCTCTATGAAGGACCGGATCTCACGGAGGCTTTGGCGGAGGAGATGGGCTGTGCCAAAGGAGATCCGCCGCCGGTTCAGATCTCTATTGAGCCGGGGCCTCCGCCTACTGTGGGGGTAAGCGGCGGCATCAATGTCTTCGATCCCAAGGCCCCGCATTCCAAAAAGGAGTAGGCTATGGCTCTAGAGCCCGCCATGATACTGTTTTGTGATAATGAGACGGAGGAGTACAGCTGGGAGGACATACTGCCCTCCAAACCGGCCGGGGACGGCCAGCTCAAATGGAGATACAGCCTCATCCTCTCCGCCGTGATGACGCTGTTTGCTAGAGTGAACCAGATCAGCCTCCAGCGTTGGAATGAGGGGCAAAAGAAGCAGGAGGGTGGAGTGAAGCTAGCAACTCCAGAGATGATAAAGGAGATCTCCGACGGGATGAACCGGCGGAGAGATAGACTGCGTGAGTAGAGTCCATGGCCCGCTATTACCGCAAGATCATAAAGATCACCGCCCTGGATAGCCCCAACGTGAAGTACGCGATGGCGCAGATCCGGGCCGGGCTTACTCCCACCGGAGAGAACATCATCCCCGGAGTCTTGCCTTGGGCGGACTATTGTAAGCGGCGGGACACCTGGGACGCGGTGAAGAAGTGTATTGGCCTTGACGCTGAATTCTATGAGGGCGGGGAAGTCCTCTTGTTCCCGCCGACTTGGCTGAACCATGCGGAGACACTAGCAGAGAGATTGAGAGGAACGGCCCGGAATGGGAAGGGGATGGGGATAGATTCTGCGGAGGGCCGGGACAAGACAGTGTGGAGCGTAGTAGATGAGCTGGGCCTTATCTTCATGAGATCCGTCAAGACACCCAACACGGCTACCATTACCGGGGACACGTTAGACCTACAACGGAGATTTGGAGTGCCGGATCAGCGCATTGTCTTTGACCGGGGCGGCGGCGGCAAGGAGCACGCGGACCGGCTCCGCTTCCAAGGGCACCACGTGCGCACGGTAGGCTTTGGAGAGCCCGTGGTGCTAGAGCCCAAGACGGGAAAGCGGCTTATGAAGGAGCGGCGGGCTGTCCGTGAAGAGCACTACGCCTACAAGAACCGGCGGGCCCAAATGTACGGTGAGCTAAGCCTCCTCCTAGATCCGGACGCTGATTCAGAGATGGGGGGAGGCTTCTCTATGCCGGCGGAGTACGCGGAGCTTAGACGCCAGCTAGCGGTAATGCCCCGCTGGACAGATGAGGAGGGCCGCTTGTTCCTTCCTCCAAAGCAGCGACGTGGGGATGAGAAGCATATGGCCTTGTTTGGGATGACGGGCGGAGAGGGCTCCAAGAAGCTCACGCTCAACGATCTCATAGGCCATAGCCCGGATGAGGCTGACTCTCTAGTTTGCGCAGTGCACGCTATGCTACACAAAGGAACACGGACTCAGGCCGCTGTATTCTAACAGGAGAGGCCCATGGCTGAGAAGAAGAAGGACGGAGAGGTCAAGGGAGTTATGCCAGATAGTCCGCCGCCTGCGGATACTCCGCTGACTCCCCAACCAGAGGGATCTGTATTACCGGGGGCAGCCCCGGCTAATGCTCCTCCGCCGCCCAATCCTCCTAGTGGGGTAAGGAATGGTAGGCCCTTCGGTCCGACGGACAACGGCCCGCTCCGGCCGGGAGACATGAACTCCCTTGGACGGCTCCGGGAAGTCTTGACTGGGCAGGACATGGATGGGCTGACCCTCCGTCAACAGATATTAAACCGCGTGGACAACGCTCTGCTAGTCTCCCGCCAGTTCTTCCAGAAGTTTTGGGACCCAAGGCGGAATCTGAACGATGAATGCGGCTATCCGGAGACGGGAGCTATCCAAATCGACGGCCTCCGGGAGCTATATGACCGGGAGCCCGTGGCCAACCGGGCTTGTGCTCTTATGCCAAAGGAGTGCTGGGAGGTCAATCCATTAGTATATGAAGATGAGGACCCAGACACCAATACTCCGTTTGAGCAGGCCATTGTAGATCTTAACCAGGGGCTGCGTGGCGGCAAGTTCAAGGATGATGAGGGCTCTCCGATCTGGGAGCATCTCAAGCGGGTGGACATACTGAGCGGCATTGGTAGCTTTGGAATCTTACTGATGGGCTTTGACGACGGATTACGCCTGGATGAGCCGGTGCCGGGGATCTTTGAATATGATAATCCGGACTTCAAGCGGCTAACGCGGACCGGAGTTGTCTCTAATATGGCTGGTGACTGCTATCTTTCCAAAGGGGAGGAGACTTGGCTAACCAGTATGAAGGAGGACAAGACCAAGCCATTGAATGAGGCAGAGACTCTAGCCCTCAACTCCTGGGTGGAGCGGCGGGAGAAGGTGACGGAGATTGTCCGCAACGCAAAGGCCAATAGATCTACGGCCCCCGGTCCGCTAGCTCCGGGTGTTCCGGGCTCCGCCGCCTACAACCCAATGGGACAAGGGCCTATTCCCGGACAGAGCTACGTGGCCCAGCCAGCGGATGAATTCCTGAAGGCCATAGATCCGCGTGACCAGCTAGCGGGCACGGATGCCTTCTATCAGCCGCCTACCTCCTCCGGGCAGCCATTGGGCACTCCGGGCTCTCCGGTATCTCTCCCGGTGGTAGGGACCGATAGGCAGTATTTTGATTCCTTCAGCCGGGCTCCTATGATGGATCCCATTATGGGGAGCGGCGGGGCGGAGCCGGCAGTGGCAGGGACTCCACTAGCGGAGGAGTCTACGGGCGGCGGAAAGAATGGGGACGGGAAGAACGGCAAGGGCAAGAACGGCAAGGGCAAGTTCACGCCCAAGCTCCGGCTACTCTTCCTCCGGAGCTTCGATGAGAGCTTGGTCCAGATTGTCCGCTATGAATGGAATCTCAACAACCCCCGCTTTGGTATGCCGGTCATGTACCGCGTGACCTTTAATGATCCGCGTGAGACCCATACCGGGATTGGACTACCACTGGCCACGGTCTTTGTACATTGGTCCCGTATCCTCCACGTCACAGATAGCCACAATACGGCGGGCTCCTCCGAGATCTTCTCTCCGGGGCGCATCAAGCCAATCCTCAATCCGCTCCTAGATATCCAGAAAATCCGGGGAGCGGCCGGTGAAGGCTACTACAAGGGCGGCTTCCCCGGCCTCACGGGTGAGACTCATCCCCAGCTAGGCGGGGAGGTAGACATTGACGAGGAGAAGGCCAAGGATGCTATGGAGCAGTGGATGAACGGGCTCCAGCGTACTCTCTTGGGCGTAGGTATCTCCTACAAGACGCTAGCTCCCAACGTTACTGACCCAACTCCCTACTTGCTAGCTCCTATGCAGGCCGTGGCTCTCCAGATTGGCTGTCCCATGAGAGTGTTCCTGGGCTCTGAACGCGGTGAGATGGCCTCTAGCCAAGATGATGAGAATTGGAATGACCGCAAGCGGGAGCGGCAAATCAACTACCTGACTCCCCGGCTCATTGTCCCGTTCTTTGACCGGCTCATCCGCATTGGAGTCCTCCCGGAGCCTGAAGGCTACTCCGTGGAATGGCCCGCTTTGGACGCCATCTCAGAGAAGGACAAGGCCACTATTATCTTCCAAAAGACCCAATCCATAGCGGCCTACGCCCAGAACGGGGAATCAATCATGCCCTTGGAAGTCTGGTTCAAGGAAGTCTGGGGATGGGATCATGAGAAGATAGAGCAGATCACGGACGCCATAGAGAAGCAGCAAAAGGAAAATCAGGACATGGCGGATCAATACGACTTTGAGCCGGAGCCGCCGGAGGGATTCCACAAGCCTCCGCCTACTCCTATAATTCAGCCGCAAGGCGGGCCGGGGACTCCGGGAGAAGGAGGACCGGGAGCGGGCAAGCCATTCGGTGCGGGACAAGGAGGCGGGGCTAGCCCGGCCGGAGGAGCCTCCGCCACGGCAGCCCAGGCCAGAGAGCTAGGAGGAAAGTGATGAGACTCCTTCATCCCAAAAAGCGGCCCCGCTCTAAAGACGTACTCAATGCGCTGTGGCGGCGGAAAATGGGGAGAGTCCGCAATGCGGACCGTCCACCCAAGCTCCGCACTAGCCAGTCCAAGATTGATCCAACGCGGACTATCACTCTTAGGCGGAGCTTTGAGACCCAGATCCGCCGGATGTTCTCTGAACTCAAGGTCCGCGTCCGCAATCTCATAGTCAAGGAGGATGCTCTAGGACTGAAGCCCCGGCCCAAGCCTCTCCTTAATGCCTTCTGCCCTACAGGGCCTGGAGGTGGACAGGACCCAACGTGCGGCCCTGGTGAAGGTCATTACCCCAAGGCTGGTAAGGTAGTGGACGGCCGTAAAGTGCTAGACAAGGTGCCCAATACCGACAGCATAGCGGCTAGCCTGGATGACTATGAAGTGCTGCCCGGTATACGTGAAGTGCAGATGTCTGCCTTCCCCGGTCTTACAGGTCACCACTACAACGCTCAAGACGACGACCGTATTGGTCGCCTAGCCCAGCAGATTGATAAGTCCAAGACTATCTCCCCGCTCATAGTAGTAGAGGACAAGGACGGTCCTTACATACTAGAAGGCGGCCACCGTAGTGAGGCCCTATACCGGCTTAAGGCCAAGTCATTCCCGGCCTTGGTGGTGCGGGACAAGACAGACGTGGAGAATGCCTTTTGTCCCACGGGGCCGGGGGGCGGCCAAGACAATACATGCGGAGGTTCTGATTGGAAAAGGCCCAAGGTAGGCAAACCGTCAAAGACCATCTATGACAGCTGGACTTCCTCTGATCTTATCAAGAGGCGGGATGAGCTAGAGCGGGACATGAAACAACTAGGACAGACCGGATGGACGGATGAGTTCAGGCTACATGAAGCCACCGGGCTAACGGCTGATATAGCCCGTGGCAATTATCGGACTCTTGCCTTAGAGCACGCCAAGGTAGAAGCGGCCTATCACTACGTGCGGGTGAAAACTGAGAGAACTGAGAACGTGTTTTGTCCTACAGGTCCGGGCGGCGGGGTAGATCCTACCTGCTCCCCCGGAGGAGGAGGCGCAGATGGAGAAAAAGGCCAAGGAGGTTCTGGCGTACCTAAGGAGCCGGGGGCTGAAGCCAGATCTAAACAGCCCACTGGCGCAGATGCTACTAAAGGCGGCGGACCTACCGTTGGACCGCTCACAGATAGATACCTCACTGAGCGAACAGCCAACGGAGACTTTTCTAGAGAGTTTGCGGACGGATTTCGCTCAGCCCTAGCTCAGTCTCCTCCGGCAGTGCAGGCTTACTTTGAGGACGGCCGCAAGAACAACTATCCAGTCATAGTTGAGCGTGATCCTAATGAGGCTGGCTTACCTCCGTCCGTGAAGCGGGCTTTTGAGACGGCCCAAGCTATTACCGTCAACAACTTCCGTATTGAGTACGCCAAGGGTAAGCCGGTCACCCAGGAGAACCTTACCCATGAGCTGGCTCATACGGCCTTCCGCCGTCTGGTGAAGGAAGCTCCGGAGGAAGTGAAGGAGGCTTATGATGAGGCTTCCAAGTTTGGGGAGACTGCCTTGAAGATGGCCTTCTCCAAGGCTTGGTACACCAAAAATCCTCCCGCCAATGAGAGCGATTATGACACTTGGTGGTCTCTCAGGTATGTCCGTAATATGGCGGCCTCCGTAAAACGGTATATCAAGCGGGGAAATGATGACGTGACCGGGGCTTTGGAGCTTGATCTCATGCTCCCTCCCAACCTCTCTAAGCTAGCGGAGTACAAAGGGAATGAGAGAGCCAAAGAGGCAGGTGATCAATGGCGGACCGTAGCTGTCTACGCGGCCCTAACCAAGAAATACAAGGTGACGGTTGATCAGGCTTATGGCGGGGAGGAGCTAGTCACCTACAAGGCGGGCAAGGACCGGGACTATGCCCAGCGTCTATTCTCTAAGCTCCATCCGGTGAGCAACGTATTTTGTCCTACTGGTCCTGGAGGCGGAATAGATCCCACCTGCCCCGGCGGCGGAGGCGGCCACGTCCAGGAAGTTAGCGACCAAGACCGTAGCTGGTCAGATCCGCAGACCTTCTACAACGCAATAGAATACCATACCGGGCCGGTGAAGGAAGGGATCAACGTAGTTGAGCCTTACGTCTACATGGTGAAGGATGGAAAGGCTACTATTCAGAAGGACTTGGATGCCCGCTACGACTACAAGGCCAACGTCTACAAGATCAGTAAGCGGGAGCTACCTCCGGAGCGGGTGGAGGACCGCGTATATGTCCATGGCGGTGATATCAAGCTAGCCGGGGCGGAGGAGCTAAAGCCGGGGAAGTCAACCGGCCGCTTCGGTGAGAACTACTACAACGCTATCTATCTGACTCAAAAGGGAGCGGGGACCCAGGACCGCTGGGGAGAGCATCAGTATGAGGCCACGCTAGAGCCGGGGACCAAGCTAGCCAAGTCCCACGCAGACGTAGTTGAGGCCATGAAGAAGCATCCGGACAAGAATGAGCAGGATGCTCTAGAGGCGGAAGGCTACCATGGCGTGGTCCGCTACCTTGATCCACGTGGAGACGTGACGGAGCTAGCTCTATTCAAGAACCGACTGAAGAGCGTAAGGAATGCCTTTTGTCCTACCGGGAAAGGCGGCGGAGTAGATCCTCATTGCCCTCCTGGCGGAGAAGGTAAGGCGGGTGAAGAGGCTGACGACCGGGGGACGCGGGACAATCCTATCTATGTTGGGAAGGACATAGAGAAGGCAGCCCGCCTCTTGGCTCAAGGTAAGCACATCCAACTAGACCAGCCTGACCAGGTTGCCACGCTCCTGGACAAGATGGCAAAGATGGCTCGTAAGGCCGCTGAGCTAGGAGAGAAGGCCCCCAACTTTGATCTATGTAAGGTATCCGTCCCCAAGACAAATCTATTTTGTCAAGACAACCTAGGCATCCCCAGAGCGGAAATGCCCCAGCTACGGGGTCAAGCCAAGCCCGGCTCCTACGCGGCCTCCCTCCCGGCTAGTAAGAGCGGCAAGGTAGATCTCACCTACGAATTCCTGAAAGAGCTAGACCGTCAGGGGATCAAGGTAGAGGAGACGGACATAAGGGCCTCTCACCTACGGGCTTCCCAGCGGGAGATAGTAGGAGCCCGCGTTGCGGAGCTAGTCAACGAGGCAAAGGCCGGCAAGCGGGATCTCCGTGAGAAGCCTATGTTTGTGACGCGGGATAACTACGTGGTGGACGGGCATCATCACTGGGCAGCGATAGTGGGTTTAGGCCATTCCAAGGGCAAGGATCTGAAGGTGCCGGTCTATAAGCTAGACATGGACATAGGCCGGGCCATAACGCTGGCTAATGAGTTCGCCAAGGCCAAAGGGCTCCTCCCCAAGTCCGCTACCTCTAACACACGCTGGGAGTTTCACACAGATCCGGAGAAGGTCAAGGCATTCCAGGCTTGGCTCCGGCAGCAGCTAGATCACACAGTCCGGGGATTATCTCAAGAAGAACTATGGAAGAGATACGTGGAGGCCGGGCTGAAGAAGGGAGCGGCCCGGAGCTTTGACGACGTCAAGAAGCCTTACGCCAAAGGCTACGCGGCGGATGAGTCCACGGCCGGTTTCTACAAAGGCTCCAAGGAGCAATTCCTGAAGGACTCCTTCCGGCAGCCGGTGGCCGTGGAGAAGGCTGAGTTACTAGCGGGCCGGGCCTTTGACGAGCTAGAGAATGTCACGGACGATATGTCTACCAAGATGAGCCGCGTTCTTACGGATGGGCTGGTCCAAGGCAAGAGTCCGGAGGTCATTGCTAAAGATCTCAACCGGGAAGTAGATCTGGGTCAGAAGCGGTCTATGCTTATCGCCCGGACGGAGATCATACGGGCTCACGCAGAGGGTCAGTTACTGGCCATGGAGAATCTAGGCGTGGATCAAGTAGGCGTTCAGGTGGAATGGTCCACGGCCAAGGATGAGCTAGTATGCCCGGAATGTGAGGACATGGAAGGCACTATTCTCTCCGTGGAGGAGGCCCACGGCATGATCCCGCTCCATCCTAATTGTAGGTGCGCCTGGATTCCGGCCGTGGACGTAGAGGACAAGGGAGAGCAGCCGCTGCCGCAAGCCGCCCGTCCGGAACAAGAGGAGGAGGGAGAAGAGGAAACCACGGAGAACCTATTGACGGTTCTTCAGGGCTCTCCCTCCTCCGCCCTAGACCGTTTCAGCGTCCATCCACTAGCGGATCTCCTTGCGGAGGAGGAGAGATGATGGGACTAGGTAGACACAATATTGAGTTCAACTGTGACTCCCCGCCCTACGCGGTAGTAGAAGTCTGTCACAATATAGGAATAGACCGGCCGCTAGACGTGGCCTGGAGTCATCTAGATTGGGGACATTGGGATAAGAAGGAACTACCAAGGACCGTGATATGCCGTTGCCTCAAGAGGAGTGGAATTGCCCTCCTTCCGTTCCATCCCACGTTCACCTACGGAACCGGGATGGAGGTCAGCTATTGGATGGCTCAATGCCGTAGATGCCTCACTGTATATTGGACGGAGTAGCCGATGCCCTTCACCCCTACTCAGCGGAAGATTATGGATGTGCTGGCGGACGGAGAACGCCATACCAAAGATCAGCTAGTGGAATGCCTAGTTGATGAAATGGGGAATCCCCGCAATGTCTCTTTTCATGTCCAGAGAATCCGCCTCACTATCCGGCCGGCAGGTCAGGACGTATTGTGTGAGTTCTATCAGGGCCGCTACTATTACCGGCTGGTGAGGCTGGTAAGCTCCTCTTATAGGGAGTGAGAGGCCGGATAGGAGGCCCTAAAGTGAATTCAATACAATCGTATTGATTTTGTCCCAACCACTTTACCTACGGGGAGGCGGGCGGTAAACTGTCCGGGAATTAGATCTAATTCCGTCACGGACCGGGCTAAATGGAATCCGTCCGCAATCTACTGCTGACGCGGAATCTACGGCGGGAGACTATCAACGGCCGGAGATACCTTGTCGCTCCAATGAGCCTGATCGTGCCAGATACCGTTCTGCCCGGCTCCAAGGGGCCTCTCTTCTATCCGCGTGACGAGACATTCAAGCCAGCCAAGCAGTGGGAGGACGTTCCGCTAGTCCTCTATCATCCCACTGATCCCTACGGCAAGCCTCTCCGGGCAAGGGATAACAAGGACGTGATCCGCCGCCAGGGTATGGGCTTCTCCCGCAAGGTGACGACTCGGAACAAGCTGGCGGCGGAGGCCTGTTTTGACGAGGAGAAAACCAAGGCCCTCTCCCCGGATACCTACAACCGGCTTCTCCGTGGGGACCGGATTGAGCTAAGCACCGGGCTGGACACTATCAATATCCCGGCTCCTCCGGGCTCTTGTGATCTCCGAGGTGTCCAATACTCTCACATCGCCACTGATCACGTCCCAGATCATATCGCTATCCTCCCGGACATGGTAGGAGCCTGCTCCATAGCGGACGGATGCGGCGTCAATAATGCTACGGGGGAGGCCATCACGGAGAATGCCTGGACTGACGAGGCCCGTGAGGCAGCCAAGGAGGCCCGCAAGATAGGGACCAAGGCCGCCAAGCTCTCTAATGCCATCGGCGGAAACTTCTCATTCCACGCTCCTTCCGCTAGCTCCCCGGAGTCTCACAACAACGCGGCGGAAGCCCACATGCAGGCTCATGACCGTCATATGGCGGCGGCCAGAGGCTCTGATTCTCCTATCTCCCATCTGGAAGCGGCAAGCCATCATGAGCAAGCGGCTTACTATCATCACGACGCGGCCCAGCTGAAGCACCAAACGCGGAATGAGCAGGTGATCAATCCGTTTGTGAGTGAAGAACAACGCAAAGCCTGCTATGCGGCGGACGATCCTAATTGGGACTGTGAGGCCTGGGAGAAGGAAACACCCAAGAATATCCCCAAGAAGAAGAAGGCGGTGAAGAACATGAACGTGACTGATGAATCCCGCCGCTCACTGTGGCAGACTATCGGTGAGACACTAGGGATCTTCAACCGGAGAGGCGGCAAGGGACCGGATGAGGAGGAGGATGAAGAGGATGACGTTGAGAATTTCGGCGACGACTCTCCTCCGGTTCAAGGCGGGACTCCCTCCACGGCTAATGCCTGGACAGATGAGGCAAGACAAGCGGCCGTGGAAGCCAGAAAAGCCTCTATGAAGGCTCACATCGCCTCCGGCAAGCTGTCTGAGCATGATCCCTCCTCCGCCAAGGAAATTAACTCCTCCGCTGAGCGGGGGAATCATTATGCCGGGATCTCTAAGGAGGGAGGGGCTGAAGGCTACGCTTATCATATGGCCGCCGCCAAGGATCATACGGACATCGCCAAGGAGCACCATGAGGTGGCCAGGGCCAATTACAATGATGATCCGCAGGAGAACGCGGAGCACAAAGCGGCCGGAGATCTTCACGCAAAGGCGGCGGGGCTGCATCAGGCTCTAGCCGGGATGTACAAGCGGATTAGCAACACACGCAGAACGTCAAACGGTGACAATGCCAATGGGGCCGGTTTCATCCAGAGGAGAGGACTAATGAATGCACAACAGCGTCAGAAGGCAGTTGCCACCTTGACGGCTAACTGCTCTTGCGCTCAAGACCGTGATCACATCGCTAACCTCAGCGATGATATGCTGGAGCTTCTTATCAAGAATGCCTCCTCCACCGCCTCCTTCCTGGACGCTACCGGGGAGAGCGGAGCCGCCCGGATCAACGGGGAGGAGGGAGAGGATCAGGAGACGGGCGGAGTCAAGAAGGGAGGCAAGAAGCAAAATCCAGAGGATGCCACCACCGGCAACCGTCGGTCAATGGCGGACCTGTTAGCGGATGCTACGGAGGAGGACCGGGAGACTTGGAACAACGCGGTCACTATCAACCGGGAAGCCAAGGTGGCTCTGGTCCGCCAGCTCATCCAGAACATCCGTGATGAGACCACAAAGCGGGAAGCGGCGGCTTACTACTCCCGTATGACCATCCCCCAGCTCAAGCAGGAGATCAAGTTTCGTCCGGCCGGAACCTTCAATGCGCGGGGGCCGGAGGAGGCGGAAGATCCGCTGGCTGTCTACCTTGGCGCAGCGGCTCCGGGGCCTCTCACCAATGCCGGCCCGTCTGATATTGAGAAAGGCCGGGACAGTATCCTCCCGCTACCTTCCGTGGACTGGAAGCAGACCAGCGTCGAGAACGATTCCGGCGGCAAGCGGCGTGTTTCCTAGGTGACCCCTTGGCTCTAGCCGGGCGGGGTAATTCCATAAGGCTTTAACGGAGAATTGAAATGGCCAAGGGCAGCAGAATCGTGATCACCGGAGAGCCTCGCGGCCGGATCATGGGAGGTATCATTGTTGGTACTCCCAAGCCGGGCACTATGATGGCTTGGACAGGGGCCTACGTGGGGGGCCGGAGAAGCATTCAGGCCGCAGCCCCCGGCACGGCGGGCAAGTCCATCCTCAAGATGATCCTCATGGAGGACAACAAGCAGGGCAAGACAATGGATGACGCCTACGTTGCGGGGACTTATGGAGAAGTCTACTGCATCCAGAATGGGGATGAATGCAATGTCCGGGCGGGCTCCGGAGCCGGCACGTCCAATAGCTTCGCGGCCGGTGACCGTCTTGAACTGAATACCTCCGGCGGCTATCTCATCCCGGAAACGGGCAGCCCCCAGGAGACTATCGCTGAGTCAATTGAGACGCTGGCTCAGCAGGCTGGACAGTCCTTGTTGGCCTGCCAGTTCTACGGATAACACTGCCTCCTTCAAGAGGCTTGTTCTGGTTTCATACATAAACAAGTTAACAGGGAGAGGCAGATGTTCACAGACTTCATTATGAACGGCACCGGGAACGGGCCGGTGGGCTCTCTTCTAGAGGAAGTCCGCTTTGAGCCGGGACTCCTACGGCCCTTCAAGGAGACTGACCCCAATAGTCCATTCCGTGGACGGCCTTGCGTAACCATCAACGTGGGGAAGCGGTGGGATGCGGATAAGCAGATTGAGGTTCCTATCCGCAAGACCTTCCTCACGCGGGAGCTAGAGGAGCGGGGCATCTATTCCCCGGTCTTCAATGCCACAACCCTCCGCAAGGAGGAATGGCTTGAGCTGGACAAGAAGGTCGTGGCAGCGGCCCGCTACCGGATGAAGGCCTGGGCGGATCTGGCCGCCTCCGCTACCTACGGCGGCTTCAACGCCATGACCAAGATGATCCTGGAACATGAGACCATGTCTGATCCGGGGGAGGCTCTGGTGGACATGGATGGGCTAGCGGAGGGCCGGGCGGACTTACAACAGTTCCAACTCCAAGGCTTGCCGCTCCCGATAACGCACTCGGACTTCTGGTGCTCCTCCCGGTATCTTGGCGTGTCCCGGAATAGCGGGATGCCCTTTGATACGCGCATGGGAGAGGCAGCGGCCCGCCGCGTGGCAGAGACGGTGGAGAAGACAGTCATTGGGATCCAGACCGGATTGACCTACGGCGGCAACAGTACAATGGTCGGCGGCTATGGCCGCGCTTCCTCAGTCTATGGCTATCTCAACTTCCCCTCCCGCATCACTAAGTCCGGCCTCTACCGTCCCACGGGCAACGGCCGGTCCGGGACAGGTTGGAAGCCTTCCGATACGCTACAGGACGTGTTGGCTTGCCTTGACTCTCTCAAGGCCCACAAATTCTACGGTCCATTTATGATCTACACGTCTAACGACTGGGATCAGTACATGGACAACGACTACATCCTCACCGGCGGGAACGTAGCGACCCAAACGCTCCGCAACCGGCTCCGGGCGATTCAGGACGTGCAGGATGTCCGCCGACTTGACTTCCTGTTTGCTTCCCTCACGGACGGATCTAGCGGCGGGCCGGGCCTTGAGAACCTCACAGCGGCCTTCCCGTTTACTATGATCATCGTTCAGATGACCCCGGAGGTAGCCAGAGCTATTGACGGCATGGCCATCACGACTATCCAATGGCCCACCCAGGGTGGCATGAAGCAAAACTTCAAGGTGATGTGCATCCAGGTTCCGGAGATGCACGCG